AGTGAATCCGATCAGGTTGCGGTAATCCGCTTCCATGTCAGTGTGAATGAAGACCAGGTAACCGGGAGAAACCGGGCTGGTGTTGAAGTTCGGACCAGCAGCCAACTTCTCGGTGACACGCTTGGCGTGAGCCGCTTCCAGCTGACGGGCGCACTGGCGCAACTTGCTCAGACTGGGTGTAGTGTTTACTGCAGTACGGTCGGAGCCGTTGGAGTACACCACGTTGGTACCACCGCGCACCACACCGTAGCTGATTACTTCTTCGATAGACCCCATGTGCTCGCCAACCAGCTTCTGCATGTCGGCGGGGATGTCGTCTTCATAGAGGTTTTCAGCCTTGGAGCTGATTTTCATCAACACGCCGTACTGCTGCAGGGTGACCTGCACATCGACGTAGGAGATGCTGCGTGCGCCAGGGGTAACACCTTCCTGAAGCAGGTAGTTACTGGCAGTGACGTTGGGGGCACCATTGCTGGCCGCGTCAATGGGGACGGCGCGACGGAAGACGACGGTGTCGGTTTTGTTCTTCGGCACTTCTTTGTTCATGCCGAAAGAGGAGATGACCTTGATGGGTTCTGCGTGTTTCAGCATCTCCCGTTCGGCCATGATAAGGTTCCGGGAGGGAACGGAGCTATACGTTTGCATGTTTGGTTACCTTTGGTGTCTTTCTTGCTCGTCAAGGTAACGCCAGTATTCTTCCGGGGTCATATCGTCAACAGACTTTTGGGTGACCCTGGTGCCGCCTTTACCAGAGGGTAATGCAGCTGCAGATGTTAAACCGGCGTCGCTCACTTTCGGTTTCCCTGCGTGAAGGTCGAGCAGTCTCACTGCATCTCGTGGATCCGGGCTGCTCGCAAGCATCTGGATCTCACGAGACTGGCGAGTCAGCCAGCCCACAAACTGGGGAGTGCGTACGCGATCCTTCCATCCTTCATGGTGCATCTCGACAAAGATGTCGTTCTTCATGTTCGCCAGGTCGTCAGCTGTCACCAGGTTCTCAGGAAGTGCTGCCTGCTGCTGAGGTTGCAGCTGCTTCTTCATGACATCCAGTTCAGCCTTCAACGCAGCAGACATTGCTGATGCGAATTCAGGGTAGTCCCGCTTGAGTGCGGCCATGGCCTCGGGGTCGGCTTTCGCGGCAGCAAGTTCTGCTGCGTTTGGTGCGTCGAACCCTTGGTTGGTAGCCTGTTGCTGAGCAGCTTTCAACTGCTTGTTCAGACCGCCGATATGACCTTCAGCATTGCGGAGTCGACCTGTTGCCTGAGTCAGTTGCGTCTCAAGCCCGTTAATCTTGTCCATTAATTCAGTAAGGCTGGGTTCCGCTGCAACGGTATCGTCACCTTGACCGCCTTCAACCGTGGCTGCTGGGGTCGCTGTGACAGTATCGTCACCTTGACCACCTGCCACGGTATCAGTCGTCGCGGGAACGGGTTTACCGTTATCCTCGGCGTCCAGACCTGCCCAAATCTGCTCTGCTGTTTGTTCACTCATACGCTGTGGCTCTCACTACTCATGTCGTCGCCGGGGAAGCCGGGGAGGACGTCGGTCAAGGAGCTGGAAGAGTTGTCCTCTTCGAGGTCCAAAAGTCTTTTCAACCCAGCAATCTCGCCACGGAGTGCTGCGGTTTTCTCAAGGGACAAACTGATCTGATCATTCTGCTCCCTGAGATCTTGAAGTCTTTCGTTGATGAACTTCTTCATCCGTCGCCAGGTGTCAGTGTGAAAATCTTGTTTCAGTAACATAACCAACCTTTAAAACGGGCGACCCGAAGATCGCCGAAGTCGTAACAACCACGTCCAATGTATAGTCAATGACTATGATTTGTCAATAGATGATTGAATGAATTTATCACGCTCGGCTTCGTGGTAGTTCGACCACCCGCCCACCTTGAGGTTGAGTCGGCCTGCGATCCGTCGAGTGCGCTTGTGGTCACCCCATCGGTGAAGCAATGACAGCCTGGCGGCAATGATGTTGAGCGCCCATGCCATTGTTGCGTGGTATCGGTATTTCATCAGATCAATCCTATGGATTTAGCGATGTACATTCCGAATAGACCCAGGATTGCCCAGGTCACCCTGTCGGTCCAGATGCCTGTTCGTGTGTACTCAGGCATCTTGGTTTCAATTTGCGTCAACCGCGTCTCCATCTTGGCGATAGCGGTGAACGCACGGTCTTGCGCCATGTTGAGTGTGCTCTGACGTTCTTCCACCAGCGCCAGCTTGGTGATGGCCTTCGTGAGATTCGATAACACCGTCTTCATGTCGACAACATCGTTGTGCAAAGACTTCAGTTGATAAGCAATTACACTCATGTTCGTTTCATCTTCAGGCACAGTCACCCCTCACTCTATGAAATGTGTCAACGAACACTAGGACTTCCAATGTCACTCTGGTATCGGTCAGCTTCAGATACTCTTCCAAACTGATCAACCCAGCCTTGAGCGCGACCTTCAGTTCGGTAATTGAAGGTGCCGTTTTGGATGTCATGGTACGCTCCTATGGCCATCATGATCGCTATACAGATCAGCATTGATGGTAGTGGATCTTGATGCTTTTTCGTCCTCATTACCTCTATCCTCGTCTAATTTCGCACGATCGAGCGTGACCCGCTCTTATTTCTGTCTTGATCGCATCCCGGCAAAATAAACAGATGCCGTTTTTGTAGTCCTCATAACCTGCCCAGGTAAACAACCCTATCAGCCAGATAATGAGTAATGATTTAGCAATCACAATGTAACGCCCGACTGTGAGGCCATGTATTCAGCCACGGCAGTACGCTCTGACGCTGTTAAATGTCTGTTAATGATTAAAAATCCATAGCTTTTGTTGTTGCCGTAGCTGATCAAGCCCTTGCCGAATACTAAGTCTGTCGTTGTATTTGCAATCTCTGTTGATGTGTCGCCCGTCAGCGCGCTGTTATTAACCGCTGCGCGTACATGCTTGCCAGCGCCGGGGCCGTCGAATCGACCCTCCAGAATTGCAACCGTCGACATTGTGTGTGTGACAAGCGCGGCATGAGCGCGAGCATCAATTTTTAACTGAGTGCCAGACTCAATGCTGATAGCTCTCTGCGCATAGTTTGTCGCAGTGTTGCCGATGTGCATAAAACCAGAGTTAGCCCCTGTTGACGCTGTCGACCCCGCTATAAACATATGAATCGGATCGTCAACAGCCCATCCGCCTGTCACACCAAGCCTGTCATCACTGCCGTCTGTTTGAATATACCAATTGCTGTTGCCGTCCTGCTTGAGCAGCGGTCTAAACCCGGCTGTTGACTGAGTGAGATTGATGCCATTGCCGGAATAGTCGTCTATCCTGCCCACAGGGTCATCCGCAGCCACTGCGGGAGTGGTCCCCGCTGCATCCTGCCACAACTTGCCATCTGCCCTGGCGTCGTTGATTGACGGGACTAATAGACCAGCTTCGCCACCGGAAAACAGACCCAGCAGCGGTTGATAAGCTGGGCCAGACACCTGCCTGCCCGTAATTACCCCCAAACTCCCAATCAGTCCAACCCCGAACATCAATTAATACCTGCGATCTTCAGTCCACAACCCCTGCGCACTACGAAATACTCAGTGCTGTCAGCAGCCAGGCGCATCTTCGCCGCAGTTGCGGTAGGATCAATGCCGAACAGCACGAACACCGTGGTGTCGGTATGCAGTCGAACCAGTGTTGTGGACGCATTTAGCACGGCGCTCTGTGCGCTGGTACCTGTCGTGGTAATCGCCTGCTCAGCAACAGGTGGCTGCTCTGCGGCCTGGACGGGGGATCCTCGGCTGTCGGCGCCACTGTTGGTGAACTCAGTGATGAATAGTGTGGCCATAATTAAATTCCTGAACCTTGAGTGGTTTTGACGTACATTTCAGCATTGAATCGTTCACGCCCATCGGCGATCTTGATCTTTTCCAGACGCTCTTTGGCGGCAAGCTCTTCGCGACTCAGCTCACCATCCTGCAGCATTTTCGCAATTGTAATCTCTCGCTGCAATTGTGCGTTAATTTTGTTGTCCTCGCTCTCCATGAGGCGACGCTCCATGTCAACCTGCAACCCTGCACGCTTCAGCTCGTACTCAATAGACGACAGTCTGCCGTCGAAGTCACGGGCTTCCTTGCGATCCTGGATCTCAGCCATCTTGGCGTCAGCCTGGATCTGGGCAGCCGCGATGCGGGGATCCTGTTGCTGACCCTGCTGGGCAGCCGCTTCCATATCCTCCCTGACTTCATCCTCAGTCTTCATCAGGTCTTCAGGGTCGATCTTGAACGCCTTCAGAATGGACTCAATTTCCTTGCGCTCTTTCAGGTGCGGAATGTATCGGGGGTTGTTGGTGATGGCAGCCAGGTTGATCATCGCCTGGTTCTGCATGTCGCGCTCAATCAATGCGCTGGACCCGCGTGCATCAATCTCATAGTCACCCTTGATCTTGTCATCATCGGTGTTAACCATATGATAATCATAGTAACGTGGTATGTGGTTTTTGGTCACATTGTCATCGAACCGTTTGACCCGCAGACGCAGGACGCCGTTGGCATTGTTGAACAGCATCACCATCCCACCGACAGTCTCCGGCGCGCTACCCTTCTCACCGCCCATCAGCTGCGGGATGCCGGTCTCATGGTCGGACAGCATCATGGCCGCGTTGACCAGCGCCATCAGTTCTTCCACATGACTAGCGAACTCGAACACCGTGAATGCCTGGCGCACGTCATCCAGGTCGTCCTTCGCGTACCACACCTTACCGGGTGTAATAGTCCAGTTGCCGTCAGCAGGGATCACTTTCCCTTTCTTCATGACGATCTGACCACCCATGCTGTACCGGGCATTGTCCATCACCTGCCGCCAGGCGCCGTTGATCACGCGCTGCTGGTGCGACAGTTCATCAGGGAGACCGTACCCATAAGGGCTATCATCGGCTTCACGCCAACACCATACGTCATAAGGTAGCGTTTCATCCACCACCCAGGACTTCATGGTGCCGATCACCCGGTCGTTGACCATGATGAGCACACCGAACTCAACGTCGGTCAGCGGGTCACCATTGACACCTGATGACAGGGTCTCGACATCTTCCGGCTCCACTTCACCGTGGTAGATCCACATCTCAAAACTACCATCCGGCACAGGCTCCCGGATGGACTTCTTCTCAGCCACCCTGACGCGCTTCGGACCTTCCTTCAGAATTTCACGGATTGCGTCGGGATCATAACCCGGTATTTTGGCCAGGTTGCGTAACTCTTTCCGGGTGATGTTGGGTGCCCTCTCGAATACACCTCGACCTTTTTGGTGATTACCCCCAGCTGCCGGGTCAAAGAACACATTCCACGGATCCAAGGCTTCACTGGCTGGCTTAATGTCACTGGTGAACACCATCTGCGACACACCATCAACATTCTTCCATGATTTTTTCTCATGATAGGTGGGGTATGGGCCTTTGATCACCCCGGTACCCAGGCGCACACCGTACTCGATCAGCTTACGCAGCTCGCCGTTGTAATTGCACTCGGTCAAGTTGTCGTCAATCTGATCCTGCATCGCCTTGGCATGCTCACGAGCAACCGCCATCACCATCTTGGCTTCATCATCACCCGTCAACCCGGTGGGCTGCCCTGTCTGCGGATCTACCGTAGGCTTATTGCTGCCGACGTAATCCACCAGTTCAGGCCTGGGGGTGGGCTTCAGCAACCAGTTGCGATCGTCCACCGGTAGCAGAATCTCAGCCATCCGCGCAACAGCCTGGTCGCACTTCGGCCTGACGATGTTGACCACTACTTTCGAGCGGTTCGGTGTAGTGGCTTTCTGCACCCGTGGACCCAGCTTCAGGGTCTCCACGAATCGGTTCAGCTCTTGATCCTGGTCGCCATAATACAGTTCGTTCGCCTTTCTCCAGCGTTCCTCCACACCTGAGTTGGCACGGTGGATCACCCACTCATCTCGCATCTTGCTGAATACTTCGTACAGCTTGGCGCGCCGATCTCTCAGACTGTTATGATACTGCTCCTCGGTGAACATCTCATCACCGACGATAATGGCGACCTCAGTCATACCATGTTCCTTTGAATCATCCCCCTGGGGATTGAGCCAGTGTGACCAGCCGCGGCACGTCGCTGATCCAGCTGCGCCATGGTGGGCGCGGATCCTTGAAGCTGTGCTCGCCTGGGGTCGACAGGTCGTTGAGTCGGTGCAACCTGACGCCGTGATCCAGGCACCTGCCTACCTGCACTGGCGGTAGCCGGTGTCGCAGCTGGCGCAGCGGGTGTCGCTTGCACCGAGGGATTCGGGTGACTGTTGTATGCGTTACGCGGCAAAGCACCGCTGCGCATGGTGTCTATTTCGCTCAGTTTCATATCAGTACCCTATCACTTCATCGAGAGCCTGCCACAGCGGGTGGTCACCCTGGGGCATGCTGAACTCATCATTGTCAAGTTTCGGCGGGATGGCGAAGGTCAGCGCCAGGGAATCTGCACGGTCTGGAGACTTGATGCCACGCTTCTTGGCGTCATCCTTGGCCTCAATCAGCAGTGCGCCACCCCGGTACAGGTACTGTAGTGCCGTCAGGTCGCTGATCAGCTCGCCATCGTTGGGGATGCTGGCGCCGGACTTCAGCCATTCGCGCATGTCGCGCCACATCCTGGCTCGCAGGTTGTAGTGCTCGCCGTCTGACAGGCGGATGGCGCTGTTGACATCAGCCACCACGTCACCGAACTCACGCCGCAGGATGTCGGCCACACCGGCACCGATGCCGATAGTATCCACGGCGATCTGCGCAGGGCGCTCCATGTGCTGGCGCACCAGAGTCTTCACGGTACCGGCACAATCTTCCACGTCCAACATACCGTAGACATGTTGCGACAGTGCGACCCGGCCACGGCGGAAGGTGACCACGGTCTTATCGTTGCCGAATCTGGCCACATCGACGCCCACCATCAACGGACCCTGAGCGATCATGTCCATCGGACCTTTGGTGATGGCCATCTTGACCAGGGTGCCGGGGATGAAGGCATTCTGCACGGATGCCGTATAGTCGCGATCCACTTCCTGCGCCAGGACCACTGGGTCCAGTTTGCGCTTCTGTTCCTCGTACCAGGCATCATCCTTCCTGGGATCACAATTGTGAGTAACGATGAAATCATCCGTAAGATACAGGTGAGCACTGCTATCAATCTCGATACATTGAACAGGCTTCACACCTGCTGGTGTAATACTCACGATACTTCGACGTGGTGGATATTTTGTAGCTGGAGTAAATGCGTCAACTTTCCTCGGCAACCTGAACGGTGTGAAATCGGACGGTAATTTGACATGCACCATATACACATCCATTTTTCTGGCGTGCTGTCTGTCACCGAACACCGCGATTGAACCTGCTTTATGAGCCACGCGCCATGACGCAGTACCACCTAAACTCTGTGCCAGATGTATAACGTCATCCCGAAGTTGTTGAGATGCTGTCGTAAACCCTGCGACACCTGGGTCAGACTTCCTAACCCCACCATCCGTGTCCATGAGACCCTGCAACAATGACAACCTGTCAGATATTGACGCATATTTGTACTTCTCAGGTATGAATTTATTGTATGAAGTGGTGCCAGCCAACCCCAGCGAAACAATTGCAGCGTTTACTGGATTGTGCGCACCGCGTCCTTTAGATCCACCAAGGAAGTTTCGCCCTGCAGACACCCAATACTGAATATCCCCACACCTCTTCAGCTTACATCCTTGTGGTAATTTCTCATCAATCAGTGCCACCAGTTCTGAGTCAGCAACTCCGATGACCATCTGTACTGCTGCGGATGATTTTGTCGGAAGACTTCCGTCACCGAGCAAACACCCCAATACATAAGGGTCGATTGGTAGTTTTGCGCGACTGTTGAATTTTACAGGGGATGTCAGTGGTATCTGATAACTGAACACATTGTATCCACGCGAGTCTTTACCACAATAATCCTTGAGTATTTCACCAAGAGTCATTACGCGTGTGATGTGTCTTCGTTCAGCACGTTGATTACCTTTCGGAGTCACCTCCCATAAGTGATCAGCACAACATTCAGTACTACTACCGTCGTTAAATCTCACATGGTACACCGGTTTCTCACCGTGTGGATGTACTGCGACCACGGTCGCAGATCCTCCATCCGAAGTAGTCACCTTGCTGCCTGGGGTTACGTCACCCATTCTCACCCACCCGGATGGCGTCATTACCTTGGCGTCAAGCGGCTGTGCTCGCCAATCGAAGACAAACTTCTTGGTCACCCCATCATGGGCTTTCTTGTAGAACGGATTACCGGCGCCATTGGGGGTGGATACGTCGATCCGGCAGTTGGTAGTTTGGGACAGTGCGGCGTCAACCTGGTCTGGTCGTTCAAGAAACGCCGACTCATCAAGCCAGTAGACGCTCGTTCTGTTACCGCGGCCAATGTTATCACCCGCTTCACCCGTGATGAACGCACGCATGTCGGGATTGGTGACCCGCATATGCGGTGCCATGCGTGAGGCGTCCCAGTGTTTTGGTTGAAACTCGCCAGGGAGCATGTTGATAAATTCGCGGGTCTTCCAGAACAACGACTTCGGGTCACCGATCTTGTCGACGTACTCTTCTTTACGCGACCCCATGCCGACCACGGCGCCAGGTACGAACAGGATCATCCAGGCCGCAAAGGCCACCCCGAGCCAGCTGACGCCCATATCCCGTGACTTCTCGACCAGGCCGTTCTCACGCGCCAACCATCGCGCACGTAGCCAGTCAATGAATTCAGCTTGCTTGGGGAACAGTAAGAAGGGTACAACGGGATTCAGGCCACGTTCAGCCAGTCGCGGGTCAACCGTGACACCCCAATCATTAATAAAATCAGCAGGGTTGGAGCTGTAGTATTCCTTCAGTCGTAACAGAATCTCAGGCTGACGACGCAGGTAATCCAGACGCTGGGCGCGAGTGCGCCAGATAGTATCGTAGTCGGGGTTCTTCCAGTCCCAGTTCTCAGGTAGCGTCATTTTCACGGATGACACCTCCCTTCAGCAGGGATTGATAGGCTTCCAATGGGCTGATGCGCATGTCGTAGGTCACCTCACCTGCCAGGTGCATATCGACGTGCGCCTTATCCCCCCAGCTGTTGGGATCCAGCTTCCCGGCGATCTTCATCGCGGTGTCGATGCCAGTCTTCATCAGTGCGTTATCGAGCATCCTCTCACCGGCATCACCGGCCACCGTTGCCAACCCTTCAGCCCTGTCAATTAGTGACTGGGCTTTGAGCATCTTGGCGTCCTTGTAGGCGGTAGCCACAACAGGATTGCTCTGCAGCATACGACTGAGCGTGGGATACGGAATGAACATCTGATCGGCGATCTTTGTGAACGACGCGCCGTCGACCCAGCGATCCATAATCTCAGAGAGATTGGACAAAATATATTGCTGCGTGTCTGTTAAGGATGCACTCATGGCGATAGTCTGAGACTATCGGTAGGTGTTTGTCAATAGAATTGAAAAAATCCCCAGGGATTACCTGGGGTAAGGGCTATAAGAAATCCCAACGGGGATCATTATCTACCTGTCCTTTGAGTTCTGTCAATCCTTCGCGGGTCTCCTGGGCGAAGTGATGGATTGCAACCTTGACAGCTTCATCCATCTTCTCGATCCCCCACTCTTCCATGATGTATTCCAGATCAGATGTGGTGCGTCCCCTGATAAAAATCTGGCGGTTCTTCGCAACCAGGTGAGAATACTGCTTCTGCCTGTTCCGGTGTTCAGTGTTCTCTCGATATTTTTTAGTATTACAGCGATTATTCCTGACCAGATACTGCGCATGCTTCTTGACGTTGCGCTCCAGCACCTGTTCAGCCCATGCCAGATTCTCTTTCTCCCTACGCGCCTTGGCTGCCTGGTGCTTTGCCAGGGATGCCTTGCGTTCTTCCGGGGTCTTCTTTGGTCTAACCATGATCAACCCTCACAACGTCATAGAACCCGTCTCCACGCTCACTGTAGCGACAGTAGACCAGTGGTGGCACCAGGTAGTCATTACCGACCCTGGCGTTCGACACAGGTGCCTTGTTAGACCAGACGTGCAGGTCACCGCGAACAGGACGCAGATTGATGATCCCGTTGACAATGACTGATCCGCCAATAGGGCAGTTGACCAGTGGATGATGACCAATGTCCGCCAGCTGTGCCACGCTCAATCGAGTCAACGGATTAACCTTCTCGATAGTCACGCCGTACTTACACCCCTGCTTGATGAGCCTGGGTCGTTTGAAGACCACTGGATGCTCCCACATCAGTTCCACAGACACATCTCTCACATCAGCAATGGTGTCGTCTGGCAGGGTGATAATGCTACCCGGCAACGCCCACATCAGTTGGTCAATCATGGTGCCACCCGTGTGATGTCGTAAAAACCATCATCCCGCTGAACAGCAGTGAACCAATACTCATCATTGAGAATAACATCTCCCCATTTGTAGGCGTCCTTGATGAAGTCATAGTGAAGATGATCCAGGTTGCTCACCTCAGTGGTCATGCCCACCCCCAACAGCATCATGGGATGTGCCACCGCGCTCTTGGGGCCGCGTCTACGGCGTGCAGCGTAGCTGGGTGTGGTGATGTTGTGACGCACGACGCAGGGGATTGTCTTGCACTGCTCAGCATCCCAGTGAGTATCCATTCTAATCATGCGTGGGTGATACGCTGACATCGCTGACACAATGTTGCGCACGATAACCACATCCTTATCACCCACGGGCAACCGATCACCAGGCATCATCGCCAGGATGTCCTTCTGCAACCCCTTAGGAGTCGGCTCAAGGCGTTCGACGATTCTCAGGTTGTCACCGGTAATCCTGGTGATACTCAACCCGACAGCAGCGGTAGACGCTGTGCTGCGCATGGATGCCACCTGGGTGTCAGTCAGATCTGCAACGATACATTGACCGGGGGGAAGCCTGGCGATCTGCTGCATCACTGACCGGGTGCTTTTACCTGCAACCCTTGACCGCGTACCATCAACACCCAGCTCACCCATTAAAGCGAACAGCTCGAATTTATCCATGACGTACTCCTGTGATTGTTACGAGAAGGGATTATATCATAAATACCTTGATAGACTTATAGACGACACGGAAAAAAATATATCAGACCTTAAATCGATTCCTACTATGTTGATGCTACTCTATATCTATCTCTTATTAATATCTTATATATAATTAACTACACGAGGATAAGGATAAAGATTAAGATATATATTGTCATAGTAGGAATCGATTTAGGGTAGCGTATATTTTTTTTAGTGAATTCTATAGATGTATCAAGTAGTTTCTCCTACCCATTAAAAAGGGCGCACTAGGCGCCCTCCGGTCGGATCATCACTCGGTCAATCACGTCTCCCGCATTAACAGCTCATCAACAGTAGCATCGGTGATGCGTGCGCTTGATTCAGTGTGAGTGTCTGAGTTTGGAATGGCACCCGCCATCGATCGTCTCCTCAGCAGCCGGTGCCGCTCAGCGTCACGGAATGCGTCTGAGATCGCATCACCAGACTCATCGACATGATGGAGCAAGTCATCAGGGAAGTTTATTTGACCCTGACGCTCATTCGTGCTCACACGATCCGCAGCAGCCTGCTCACCTGCTAAAGCGAAGTAGGCTGCACCATCTTCATAGCTGTCGGCACGATAGCCTCCCTGCTGACTGCGCACAGCCTTCAGGAGCGCCATGAACAGCCACCCCTGCTCCGATGTCAACCTATGCCCTGTAACCGCGTTGAACGCCTCCACGGTAGCCGGAATCGAGCGTTCACCGGCCTTTTTGTCGTATGTAACAGCCCTGTCGCCAATATGCGCAGCAGCATTTTTCAGTATTTCAGTGCTTTTCAATTTTCACCTCACATTGCTTTCATTTATATCAAACACATGTCTTAACTATTTTACCAATAACAACCGATTTATTCATCGGTTTTACCGATAATCCACGCCATCCGACCCAGGTCTTTGCGGTACTGCACCCACTCACCGCGCCTGCGCAGCTTCCTGGCTCGCTTGTTACTCACCGGCCGCCATTTCACTTCACACCTCCCGTGATCTCATTAAACAATGAAAAACCAGAATCCCCACCCAGGTCTGCATAGTACAGTCGCGGGTGATGGTTGCCGTGATGGTTCAGCCAGGGCACCAGGTCGTTGTCACACACATCCAGCAGTCCAGGATGATGTTTCAGCAGCGCCCTGGTGGCACCACACCCATTACATTTGATAAACACTCTGTCGTTGCTCATCTCACACCCTCATTCATACATTCTTCCTTACTTCAATAATGACTCGATCCCCGCAACTCTGAACCTCAAAATGCCGCAGTAGTCGCATAGCCATGCCGTCGGCTTCAGCACGCACACGCTCAGCGACTCGATTCGACGCTGTCGCAACCTCCTCCTCAATGATCTGGTGAATCCTGACTTTGATGCCGTCGAGGATCGCCTGTTCCATTGACTTTTCACTCAGTGTCGTATTCACTTCACACCTCCAATCAATCCACAGTGCCCACGAGCGGGAGCGTCAGTTCTCCAGTGTGCGGGTAACCTCGCAGTCGCCGGTACAAACTCACAATCATCAGGGGGACGCTTACCTGCATCTTCCACACGGGTGGCTCGCTGGTTCTCTGCCACCCTAGTTAGCACCTTCGCATCATTGTCCACCACCCACAATGCACACCGGCTGCCGATACACTCGGACCCAGGTGCGCGGACGCCGCGCTCAGTGCGGTTGCTGCCGTTGACCCGCGCCATAGGGCACCACAGGGTTGATGCTTCTTCATCAGTCAGTTTAAGTTCCATAGTTGTTACTCCGGTTATTGGTCATGCGATCATGTCACACTGTTGCCGTGCGTACAACAAGATTCTGACTATGATGAACGCCGATGTTGATAGTTAAAATCAATTGGCTAACGTGTTGCACAGTGTATAACATTCAACTCATCAACTCATCAACTCATCAACTCATCAACTACTGGAGTAAATGTCATGGAATCCACCTACACATCTCGATACCTAAGGGACCAACGGTTCGCCAATGCTGGTGGTTACTACAGCCTGGTGTCGCTGGTGAAATCGAAGTTCGGTAAAGAGTTCCGTAGTGAATCTGCTGCTGAACTTTATCTAAATGAGCGCGGGTACCGGGCAGTAAGCTCGGTGTATTTCGGTCACATTGTGTATAACGTAGAGAAGGTGCCATGAACACAGCACAACTGATTTTTGAGTACGAAGAGGGTGACCTGGATGAAGACCAGGTCATCGAACTGTTCCAGGAGTTGCTGGATACAGGTGTCATCAACAGCCTGCAGGGTCACTACCAGCGCACGGCAGCACGACTGATTGAAGCGGGGTTAATATCATGAGCATCGCCATAGCAACATTCGTACTGGCCGGGTACATCTTATTGGTGCTGATCAACAACGGCCCCATCTCTGCGCTGGTCAGGTTCGAGATCATCCTGACAATCGCACTGGTGATCTACATTGCGACAGGAGGTCTGTCATGAGTAACGAACCTCCTGTACTTGTTTCTGAGAAGCTGGAGCCCGCGTTCGCGCACTTCATCGGGGTGCGGCACGCTCGGTACCGGTATTACAAGGACAAGGGTGATCTCGGCAAAGCCGAAGATGAGTTGCATTCCTGGTGGTATGGGATGAGGGCAATGTTTTCGTTTTCCAGTTCTCTTGGTGGAACCGGGTGTGTTCACTTCAATGTTTCCTCAGGTAATGAATACAGGCGTGTGGCACAATTCATAGAAACACAGATCGGCTACGATCCTTTGATGGATCACCCTGAGGATCACCCGAAACGGTGGCTTTTCACTGAGCGTGGCGTGTCATGAACTACCGTGCAGAACTGCAAGTTGTGAGAATGAAAACCAATAAAATACCGAGGAGAAACATAATGACTGAACAGTGGAGTACACAGGAACAGATGGGTGAACACCCTATCTTCGCACCTGGCACACCCATACACTGCGTCACAGTCTGCCAAGATGCTGACCACGCCCGACGCATAGTTGCCTGCTTGAATGCGTGTGACTGTATTAGCACCGAGCAGCTGGAATCGGGAGCAGGCAGTGTGTGCGAATGGTTGGATCAGCGCGACGCACTCCTGGCGGCACTGGAGAGCATTTGCGAAGAGTTCGGCAATACCAAACCTAGCAAAGCCCGTATGGGACAAATTGCTAATGACGCTCTCGCATCAGTAAAAGGTCACCCATGAACTTCCGTGTAGAACTGCAGACATCATCCGGGGAGGTCATTCGTCATGTTGACGTGGTCGCCCCTGATGCACAGGTTGCCCTGGACATTGCCTGGGCGAAACTGAAACCGTCATTTGACGAACGAGTGAGAATTTTATGAGTACTTTAACGCTAAACGGCAGTAATCCTATTATCAGTCAGTGGGTTGAATCACTGAGATCATCGATTATCATGATTGATGAGGCGCGCGGTCGGGGGACTGTTGACCCTTGCTTGGATAAGCATGGTGCAGCACTTGCACTACAGGATACCAAGGCGCGTGCTAAATATTTTATAAATGCACTCTCTATCGCGCAACCGCTGTGCTGTGACATCACCATCACTTTCGACGATGTCGCCAGAATGCGGGAGATTATTGAGGGATCCATTATCGCAGAGTGGATTAAGCTACTGGACAAGTGTCGTGTATAAGAACGGATTCCACTACCGCTGTGCCAAATGTCGCGCACGTCGCACCCTGCGTCAACGGGTTGAGTGGTACCAAAGGACGCCAGTGTGTTCGTGTGGATCCGCCCGATGGCACGCAGACCGTTACCGTGACAAAGTGGAGCACCGCAAGACCACCTGTCGCTGTGATGGCTTGCATTACCCGCACAGACGCGGTACCAAGTGGTGTGAGCACTATCCACACCCATACACCGATCAAGATTATGAGGCTCAATATGGACTTCGATAAACACAGCGTCTGCCCTGTCTGCTGGGTTCATCGGCGGAAAGGTGATCACCAGGGGTGCCTCGCTGAAAAACTACGACATCACGTCGATAAGCGGAAGCGGGTGAACCGATCCCCAAAAACCTGGGATAAGTTCGGCAAACTATTGAGAAATAGAGATCGATAGTTAAAATTAATTGGATAATGTGTTGTACAAAAAGTAACATTTTACAAAACGGAGAAGATGAAATGAGTTTTATCGTATTCTCAGCATCGACTGCTGAAAAGTACCACAACATTGTGACAACGCTGGGAAGCATGAACATCCCGATGCACCGAGTTGTCACGATGTGGGATGGTTCCAGGCGCCGTGGCGCCATCATTCACGAAGATTTCATCGACGTAGCTCGTGAACTCTCAGAAGTTTTACTGCACGTTGATGAAAACCTTAACGCGAAATTATTGACATCATCCGGTGAAGAATTGAACAGAGGTACATGGGTACGCAAGCCTCATCATGAAGCACTGGGGGCACAGGACTTCACATTCGCCCCGGTGACGGGTAACTATTACATCGTAAGGTGGATGAAATGACTATTGAAAAAGCAAGAATCAGGCCGACACATCTGCAGCGCCGCTGGGAGGGTTCAGCCAAACTGGCACAGTGGGTTGAAGATCAAGGTTATGAAGTAAAAACCGTCACAGCCTGTAGTGTTGAGACTGCGTGTGGGATCATCATCAAGATTACAGGTGACGCCCGTGCAGCAGGCTAAAGTTTATCAGTATGTGGGTACCAACTTTCCAGGCTACACTGGTGAATATTTCACCTTGCGCCAGTGGGTTGAGATTGAACATAAATCGAAGGTTACTATTCTTCATCGAATCCAACGCAATGGTGGAGTGATTACTGATGCCAGACCCTGGGGGCGGAAGTACCAGTATATCGGCAACAGGTACCCGCACTTGCGAAACGGGATATTCACCGTTTCTGAATTTGCGCGTCGTGCGCACTTGAGCAAGGATCAAGTGCTGTACAGGATAAAAGGCGGCGTCATTGGTGATCTTAATGGCACTTGAGGGGTGGACGGTGCTGAGAGTAACCAGGAAAGACATCACGGAGTTTATCGAGAAGTGGTATTATTCAGGGTCGATAAATGGTTGCATAGCTGACTACTGTTATGCTCTTTTTGACAGGACAAGTGAGATGAAAGGTGTAATGTTTTTTGGAAGGATGACGATGGTGAACCAGTGGAGACGATTTAGCGAAAGTGAGTCGGATGTAATCGAACTCCGACGACTCTGTTGCGTTGACGATACTCCGAGAAATGCTGAGAGTTATTTTATCGGTCGAGCACTTCGACTGTTGAAGAAAGAGTGGGGCGGTCGAGTTGTTGTAAGTTATGCAGACAAGGAGTATGGTCATAGCGGTGTCATATATAAAGCCAGTAATTTCAAGCATGTAGGTGATGTGAAGGGTGCCAAGGTCATCATTCACGACGGTAAACGGTATCATGACAAGGCGATACGGACGAAGTACAAAGGAGAGCTGAAACCCTTCGCGAAAGTGTTAATTGATGCGCTTGAGTGTGGCGAGGCACATTACAAGCAGACAGCGGGTAAGTCGACCTATGTGTACAACTTATGATCCATGGAACGTGTGGAACATTTATCCCCGACTCTGATTGTTGGTTTGATGTTGTCGGTCGAACCGCGAAGGTGGACGGTTACTGCACTACCTGCAACCATCGCGGGTTCCTGGGTTCCGTCAGATTGACTGATAACCAGTATGCCGCCTGGTATCACGGCGTCAGTGAGCGATGGTTGGATCTGGCGAAACGATTTAATCATTCTCGAATGACTATGATATTATATGGGCAGCGACTAGAAGACCTGATTATTGCGGAGATCGAGCGGCTAGACCGACAAGCCAGCTAACCTTTGGCCACAAATGCCGAGGGAACCGAGGTCAGATTGCTGGCCGTTGTTAGAAACCGTTTTTGACTAAAGGACATGGTAATGGGAAGAGAAATTAAGCGCGTAGCACTGGACTTTGACTACCCGATAAACCAGATGATCTGGAAGGGCTACCACAACCCATACCGTGGGCTGGAGTGTAAATGCTGTGGCGGAACCGGCGAAAGCCCGGAGATAAAGCGGCTGAGTGAAGACTGGTATGGATTTGAACGACCTGAAAACAAATGGTGTTACAGCATCACCCAGGACGAAGTTCAAGCCCTTGTCGATGGCGGGCGACTCATGGATTTTACCAGAGTGCCGAGGAGCGAGCAGCAGCGCGCAGATGTAGAGAAAAAGTTGGCCGACGGTGGCAATAGTTGGCTTCCTTACGACAATGGCTATATTCCAACAGCCGCAGAAGTTAACGAGTGGGCCAAGCAAGGTTTCGGGCACGACTGTATAAATAAATGGATATGCGTAAAAGCTAGAGCAAAACGACTTGGAATCACCGAACTTGAATGTAAGTTCTGCCAAGGTGATGGCACTCTGTGGCCAGATGAGAAATACAGAAAACTGGCCGAAGATTTCGAATCGATTGATCCGCCAGAAGGAGAAGGCTATCAATTGTGGAGCACCACTACCGAAGGAACACCAATGTCGCCTGTATTTGCAACACCGGGAGAGCTGGCCAAATGGCTGGCCGATACGGGCGCATCATCCTTTGGCAGCAGTACCTGCACATATGAGCAGTGGCTGAAGTTCATCATGGGGCCGGGATGGGCTCCATCAATGATCGGTGACAACACCGGTCTCCGTGCTGGCGTGAAAGGTTTCTAACCCGGAGCACACCGAGCGAACGTAGCGAGTCCGGTGGTGCGGGTTGTTATTGAGTGAAATGTCATGAGGTGATGATATGGAAAATAAAGTAAGAGAAGCCTTTGAGGTGATTAAGTGCGCAATGATTGACGATAGTCCTTCAGAGCCAGGAAGCTACGCGCACAGCTGGCATTGCAATATAGCAATGGCGTGCTTTGATGCGATTAAAGCTAGTGACAAAAACCAAATCGGAAATAAAACTGCGTCAGAGATAAGTAACGATGCAGCGTCCAGATTTATGAGGCTGTGCTTTGATGTGGAGACTACTCAATAACCCCGAGCACAACTGCCCCGCGGTTTGCGGTCGGATTGATGCGTGTTGTTAGAGGGGCGATTTGTGACCGTAGTGAATTTGAATGACCACATGGCGAGAGCCTGCAATTGTGGATGCGTGAGATTTAACCTGCTGCGAAGTGGCGCTATTGAATGCGACACATGCCAGCAACAACAACCGAACCTTAACTGGAGTGAAAAAGCTATGACCCTACAACAACTTTTGGAAACCACCGTAGTCAGCAAGAACAAAGATGGTAACGAAATTCAGGTTTCGCCTGATTTCCGCGTTGCAGTGCAGGGTGAGCGCGATGGCGGAGTGCATATTATCGTTCACCCACATGGCCACAATGGCGAAACGCTGGATTTTGTGGTGAGCGGCAACGAATTGAAGCCTCTCTAACCGATGCGCTCACGGGCCTGTCCCGTGAGCGCATCGGTTGTTATGGTTTTGCTGGATAAACTAAAAATATTTTATATAATTACGCAAAAGACTTGATTAACTAAAACAGTTTTAGTATATTAGAACCATGGACGGACGGGAGTGGCCCGAAAGCCAAAACCAAGAAAGGCGATTAGCATGAACAACGAAACCATTATCAGTGACAGCAACTGGGAAGAAATGATGGAAGCCGTTTGCAAGGAACTCCAGATTTCAGATGAGCAGGTAGAAAAGGCGGCGATGGATAAAATCGCAAATGCCAGCCAGGACGGGATGACATTCGGCGAGTACCTCTCCATTGCAAAACAATTTGCTGATTCATGGTCATAAAAATGACCCCTAGCGAACAATGTAAAAAGGCCGGGCTGAAAAGCCTGGCCGAGCTTTCTGAAATCAGTGGCGAGTCGGTGCAGACCCTCAACAACTGGCACAAATCCGAGCACTACCGCCGCCGGTTTGAGCTGCTATTGAAAGGGGCGCTGTTTGAGCGAGCAATGGCCTCGCTCGATGCTGCGACAAAACCATAACACTTGAGCTTAACGGTTGCCGCTTTTTGGCAATCCGATTTTACAGCGCCCGGTTAGGCGCATTACGGAGTAAGAATTATGGATACAAGAACAATCCAAAAGATGGCTAATGATTTTAATGTGGAGTATCACAGAGCTAGTAATACATCAGATCCACATGATTGGTTGCAGGCCGCACTGATGGCCAGGCAAATGATCGACGCAATGGCGGAGAGGGGGATAATTTCTGATTCACTTCCTGCTCTACAAAAGCAGAACGCCTAACCCCTTGCTCACTTGTGCGAAAGAGCGCAGCGAGTGAGCATCAACGTGGAGCAAATTGTTATGCAGCAATTATGCGAGATATGCAAAAAACCAGTTATTAAGTACGAGCAGACTATCAGTAGGTGGGCTGACAAAGGGAAAGAATACTCAGCTCATTTTGAGTGCGAAAGGGCGACACATATAAATGGATGCTGCCCACAATGCAAAAGCGAAACAGGGGTAAAGATCATCAGAAACGGTGATATTTACTGCGAAGATTGCGGCTGGCCTGATGAGGATTTTGCTGCATAACCATTAGCAAACCGGCTGGCGACTTTTGCCAGTCCGAAATTATGCGCCTTGTTATGGCGCGTGGAGGATGAAATGTCAAACTGGATTAGCGTTTTTGACCTTTTTCCCGAAGCCGGGAAAAAGGTGTTAGCAACATTTGAAAACAGCCACGGTAAGCGCCGCACAATCTGCGGACACCATGTGCCACGCTGGACAATTGAAAGCGACTGCGACGACGCGCACGACGAGTACAGCGAAGAAAAAGATACTTACTATCTGTGCGAGGGCTGGTATGAAAACATCGAGAACTGGGGCGACTTTACCAGTGTGTATGTGTGTGAGGGTGAAGTGACTCACTGGATGCCGCTACCGGAAG